TCCCGCTGCGCGTCTCGTCCGTGAACGCCGCTTAAGCGCTCGTCCCGCAGCTTCCGGCGATTGAAGTCTTCAAGCGCGTTGTAGGCATCGATCCCCTGTTGGAAGGTCCACATGAAGGACTCGATAACCTTCTTGCCCTCCTTGAAGGTAGTAATCACAAAACTCATCGTAGAGCCAACGCCCTTGCGGATATCCTCCCACGGCAGCTTCTCCAGCTGCTTGACGGCATCAACCAGGGACTTCTGGAACTCCTGCCCTTCGACGGTATCGAGCCACGCGTTGAATCGGCCAGCCATCTCGGTGAAGACTGGCATCAGCTCGTTGCCGAGCTTGGTCGTGAAGTTATCGACCTGCAAACCCAGCAGCGTCATGTTGAGCTGGAGGCGCTGGGCATCCTCCGCGCTAACAACGGTGACCTTGCCAATCTTCTCGATCAGGTCGGTGGAACGTTCCCAGCCTTTGCCGCGCAGGCCGAGGACTTTCTCAATGGTGGTCACGCCCCATTGATTGCCTTCCTTGGCGTACTGCTGAAGCTTCTGCATCATGAAGCGGAAGCCCTGCTCGGTGCCTCCGCTATCAATCTCGCGCTTCAGCGCTACGGCTAACTCGTGACCAGTACGATCAGCCGTAGACTCGACCAGCTCCTTGTATAGATCGGAATACCCACCTCGGCGGCCGAGGTCTTGGATTTTCCGCATCGCAGTTTCGACGTCACTGGCAGCAGCCTCACTGCTGATGCCAGCGGCTTTGCCGGCTAGACGCCAGCGCTCGAGGGACTCGGCACTTACGCCGAGCTCCTTCGAAAGGTGATGGAGTTGCAGGCCTTGCGCGCTGAAGTCAGCTAAGGCGCGACCACCCGCAACTAAGCCTGCAACTAGACCACCACCGAGAAGACCCCCGGTTATGCCGAGCAGACGCATGCCCGACATCAGCTCCCGGTGGGTTAACATCCAGACGCGTTGAAGCGACTGGAGCTCGTTGCGCGCCTTACTAGTGCTGGCCTTCTCGTCAACACTAACTAGAGCTTGCCGCAGCTTCTCTAGGTTGGCGAGAGCCTGCCGACCATCAGCCTTGACGACAATCTCAATCGTGTCGGCCATTAGTCTGCGGCCTCTTCTTGCGCGCGTCGCTCATCCGCCAGCTTCTGGCTGAGAACGCTCGTCCACTTCATGTGCCGCCGGATCGCAGAGAGTGGCTTAGCTAGCCACAAGTCCGGCTCGACGCTGTAGAAACGCGCAAGCCGGTAGCAATCCAATATCAGGTCGTCTACAGATCCGGCGTGAAAAAAGGCACCAATTGCCAGGCGATGCTGTTCCAGTCTTTGGTGTTCAGCAACCTGATGGAGGAAGGCGGGACTGCCGCCAGTCTTGACATCATCGCCGTCATTTTCTTTTCGTCGAAGGATAGCTTGACGGTGTCGCCGCTGAACACATCGACGAGGACGGGATTGCCGCACCGCTCGATGTCGCCGCCGTTAGGCTCGCGGAAAGTAAGCTCGTCGACCTCTTCTCCGTTTGCCTGGATCGGCTTACGCAACTTGTACTTGATGGGTTGCCCAAAGACGGCCGCACCATTGGCCTCCTCCGGGGCCGCTTTGACTTCCTCTTCGTCTGCCACGCGAGTTCTCCCTCTCTACGGACTGTCGCCCTCCGGCGTCTCCATGACGTCGATTGCGACAGCAAAGTCTCGTTGCGCCTTTTGCGGCACTGGGTTTTCCCTGGTCCCCGATCGGAATTTGACCCATCCAAGCCGCATCCGGTCTACATAGATTGCCGTTCCAGCGGCGACCTTGAACGACATCTCATGACCATCTTTGTCGAACATGTCGTTGTAGAAGACGCCGTCGGTCGAGGTCTGGAACGTGACGTTGGCTTTGTCCCAGGCTGGCGGCATGGTCACCTTGATGAGGGGACCTTCGCTGCAATCGATGCCATCACTCAAGGACTGGCCAGCAGCGATGGTCGGTCCGTTGAGAACAGTAAGCTTCTTAGCCATGTCGCGCATCTCCTACTTGGAAAGAGTGGGAGCTGACTTGGCTTAGAGCAACTCTTCGCAGGTCGTTCCTTCGAAGCGAACCCGGAACTGACCTTCACGCGAATTGATCTCGATGGCGCTACGGCACCAAGCTTCCTTCAACACATAGACGCTGTTGTTGGCGAGCTCGGCGGTGACGGTAACGTCCACCATCGACTCAAGGTTCTCGACCGACATACCCTGCACGTCAGTCAAATCCCCTTCAATGTATGGCACCCTAGGCAGCTCGCTGAAGCCGTGCACATAGTCTTGCCCGGCAATACCGGCGCGCTCCACTGCGGAGGGCGATACCGTGAAATTTCCACGCAACGGGAGGAGCGCCCCGTCGACCTTGAAGAACGCGATGCCAGCAACCCGTTGACCCATTGAGGCCTCCTGTTAGACGGGGATTGGAAAAGGAAGAAAGGTTGGGCTGTCCCACGAGCATAGGAGCAACCCAACCCGTTAGGCGGCGGTGGATACTTTACGCCGCCTGACCCAGCGTGGTGGCGCCAGCGGTGATCTCGGCGTCGTTGCCACGATTGTATTGCAAGCGGAACTGCACAAGCACCGCGAAGATGCGGAGCTGGTTGACCAAGTCGGGCGGGTAGAGAACGTTGACCCGGTTGGGGTTGTTCGAGTCGCGCTCGACAATAAGGTGGCTCTTGAAGTTGGCCACATCCTCCACGAGACCGTTGAACTCGTCGATGCGATACTGCGCCACGAGCTCGGCCTTGATCGACTTCGGCGTGACGATCGCCTGACCAACACCGAAGCGGGTGCCATCGTTCGCCAGCTTATGCCGGGGGAACTTGCTGGTGATGGCGTGCCGCTGATTGCGGATAAGGCGGGCGAGCGTGGCCATCGTGGTCACCAGCTCGTACGCATCATCACTCTGCGAATAGAGGTTGAGCTGGTAGGTGGTGGTTTCACGCAGGATCATGGGGAAGTTGTCGGATCCAGTCTTCTGCGTGGCCAGCCCGTTGCCGCTGATGGAGTTGAGCTCCATCAGATTGAACCGGAAGTCGCCGGGAGCTGGTAGGACCAGATTGAGCGACAAGGTCTGGAGCGGCCGAGCCGGATCATTCGTCAAGGCCCGCGCGGCCTTGGCGCAATAAGCCGAGCACCACTCGTAGATCGGAGTGGGCGACATCTGCTCGACTGCCATCACCGAGGTCAGTCCGCTATTGCGGGTGGCGCCCCAGATAATGAAGTCGGCATAGTCGGCTCGCTTGGCGGTGAAGATATGTCCGTACAATTGACGCATCCACCCCCACCTTCCGGTGTCGGAAAATCCATACTCCTGTTCCCACGCCAGCAGGGAGGTAGAGTCGGTATAGGGCATTGCGACGTATTCGAACTCACGCTCGCCGAGCTTCGAAATAGCGTTGTCGAAGTTGGGCACGCCGGCGCCGCCAGTGAGACGACCGAAGACGTTGGAGGGCGGCGACTCGCCGGAACCGGAGAACGTCAGCAGCACGCCAATCGGGGTTTCTTCGCCACCGATGCGGCCATAGTAATTCATCATCATGCTGATGTCGTTGCCGCCACCTCCCGGCGTCTTGCAGGTAATGGTGACGCGGTTGGCCAAAGAGACCGCGGTGACCGGAAGGTATGCAGTCTCGTTGATCTCGCTCGCAATCTGCGCGGCGATCTCGTCCGGGGTATCGCTGGCGCCGATGGTGACCGCAATCTTGTGACCAGCAACGTAGAGCGCGATGACGCCGGCTTCGAACATCGGCGGCGAGTCTACGCCCGAGACATCGATGGTGCCGCTGGCGGCGGTGGAGCCTTCATCAGGATCGACACCCAGGCCCCAGACCTCGTGCGCGAAGTTGTTGGCGAAGAATGCTTTGAACATGCAGCTGATCTCGGAGCCCTGACCATAGGCTCGGTCAACCTGAGCTTGCGTGCCCATCGGACGGGGGATGTCGGCGGGTTGCAGGCCACTCGCCATCTTGGCGCCGACGATGAGCGCAGGCTGGCGCACGATCGGCAAACCAGCTTGCGAAGGATCCACTTCCGCCCAGTACAGCGGGATACGCCAATTGGCGGGAATGTTGTTAAACGAAATCGGCATAGCAGGCCTCCTTCAGTGGATTGGGACTTGGGTTGCTGCCGCGTCGTATCTTCGCTGCCTGCTCTGCGGCGTCGCGCATGGCTGCATCTTGCTTCAGTAACTCGCTCGCATATTCCCAGCCGTAAACCCGCACCAGTTGGGCCAAGTACTCATCCTCAAGAGTGATCGGATGGAGAACCGAGGGACGTCCATCGTGGGTGGCTTCGCCGTGTTCCATGCGATCCCCCTGTGGCGCTGACGGTGCTCGCAGGAGGAGGAACCAACCGCGAGTGCCCGCCAGCGCCCTCGTCGCGGAGCCTTCCGCGCTGAGCTAGAACTTGTGGTTGAGGATGTAGCTTAGACCGAAGAGAACTAGCATCATGATGCTGCCGGTAACAAAGCCGTACAGCCACGCCATGACTACTTCCTGTTCCTTCGGTATTCTCATTGGTACAAGAGCAGCTGGGAAATTGGGGGACCCACCATCAGCCTCCGCGTGGTAGCCAGACTAATGCGGCCAACTCCCAGCCGTCCTGCACCACTAAGTCTGAGAGAAGAGGTCGCCACTCTCAGGCTCTTGTGGCTCTGCGTCCCCGTTTGGCTCAGTTTCCATCGGCAAAGGTTCGGGGGCTTCCGTCAGCACCGTACCGTCCTGGATGCGGCGCTTGGTAAACTGGTCAAAGGGCCACTCCACGCTGTCGTAGATAGTGGCGCGAAACTTGATGTTGCCGAGCGGGTGCTTGAGGTACTTGCGGACCTCTTCCGAGGAATATTCCTTGGTCCTGCCCGGCCAGACGCGAATGCG